GGTAATGGTGGTATATTTAAACACAGCAGTGAATCTGCTGAGATTGTAACAAAAGAAGAAATGGATAGTTTAGCAAATCAAGCAAAAGATTATGCTGATTTCTATACTAATAGATTTATTGATTTTATGGTGGAAAATTCTTCTAAGTATCCTGAGTATACACAAGACCAGGATGAAGGAATGTATCCAGATAAAGATCCATTATATGGCGGTTGGGTAGTATGAAAAAAGAATATAAACCTAAAAAGGAAAATATAATTAAGTTAAGTAGGTATCTTAAAAAGAAAATAAATGGCAAATTCAATAGGCTGGGGAAAGATATATTGTAATACAGAATTTGGTGAAGAGGATTTTACTGTAGCTGAATCTATACCACATTTTTCCTCGCCAGATTGTTTTTTGTCTAGTTTAGTAAGTGGTCAAACAGAAACGCTTGCACTTACTATTGATGACACTAGCCTTTATAAAGCAAGTTCAACAAAATTAAAAGTAAGTCAAACATTAGTAACATTATTCGAATAATATGGCAACAGCAACAATAACAGAACCAACTAGCGCAGCAAATGGTAATATTCCTTTTGTTGGTGCAGACCCTGGTGATGGTGGTGATGGTAACACCCTTAGAGAAGCTATCACAAGAATTAACAACAGAATAAAAGAAATATATGGCGCACAGAACTCTGGAGGTGTCGTACAAACTCCTTTTATTGATAATGATAATATCAAAGATAATGCAGTAGACCACGACGAGCTGGCTAACAGGTATACAGCGATAAATGCAATAGGCTCAACTAGCGGATCTTTTAATATTGATTTTAGTGCAGGTGCTGTACACACCTTGTCTTTAGGCGGTGATTGCACAGGCACTTTTACTAACTTTAAGGTGGGCCAAGTAATTGATATTATTTTAAGTGGTAATTATACTTTAACTTTTTCGGCTA